TTTTTCTTGTGTGGTAGTGCCCATCGTCCGCCGGTTACGGTAATTGGCTTGGGCACTCTTGCCATACACGACGCTCTTCCGATTTCGGGCTGTTCGAGTGGTCCAGTCCGCCGGACGCCCAACCGGACGACCTGGAGGCGCTCCGGTACGCGAACCCGAACCTCGGGCACCGGATCGATGTCGAGTCGCTCATGGGTGACGCGATCACTGCCATGCAGGAGGGCGGCTCCGCGCTGGCGCAGTTCCGCACCGAGGTGATGTGTATCGACGTGCCCAACCTCGCGCCCGCGATCGACCTGGACGCCTGGCGGGAGTGCGCCGGGCCGGGCGGCATGGACAAGCTCCGCACCCGCGTGGCCGCCTGCCTGGACGTGGCACCGGACGGCATCCACGCCACGCTGGCGGCGGCGGCCGTGGACGGGGACGGCATCGTGCGGGTGGAGATCGTCCGCACCTGGACCAGCACGCACCAGCTCCGGCGCAGTCTGGCGCCGACGCTGAAGCGGGTAAAGCCCCGCGTGTTCGGCTGGTTCCCGAACGGCCCGGCGGCGGCCGTGGCCGCCGACCTCGCGACCCCGAAGCAACGCCGGTCGCAGGCGTGGCCACCACCCGGCGTCACCGTGCAGGAGATCAAGACGGAGACGCCCGCGGTGTGCATGGGGTTCGAGGAGATCGTGCGGGCGCGTGGCCTCATGCACCCACAGGACGAAGTGCTGAACGCGCACGTCACCGACTCCCAGAAGGAGCACCACGGGCCGGTGTGGGTGTTCGCCCGGCGGGTGTCCGAAGGGGAGGCCGTGACCCCGATCGACGCCACCTACGCGGCAGCCGGAGCCGTCCACCTGGCCCGTCTCCTGCCCGAGGCGCCTCGGGTGCGGCGGCTGGTGGTAGCACCGAGATAGCGGCGCTATCCGCTATCCTCCGCGCATGGGCTTCTGGCGGTGGATGGCGAACTTGGCGGGGCTGCCCGACGGGCCAGCGCGCACGTTCAGCAGTGAGACCGTGTGGTCACCGGCTGGCGGGCCGGTGGACTGGCATGTGACGGCGCTCGGGTCCGGGCTGAAGATCACCCGGAGCGTGGCGCTGTCCGTGCCGACCGTCCTACGTGGACGGAACATGCTGTGCTCAGTGTCGACGCTGCCGCTCCAGCTCCGGGACAGCGGCAACGCGATCCAGACGCACCCGATGTTCGACGGCCCGAAGGGACAGCCCGGCCAGTTCGATCCCAACGTGCCCAACATCGCGCACCTCGCGATGACCGTGGAAGACCTCGTGTTCGACGCGGTGGCCTGGTGGCGCGTCACCGGCCGCACGTTCGACGGGTATCCGTCCTCTGTGGAGCGTCTCGAACCCGGCCGGGTCACGATCGACCCCCCGGCCACCAACCGCCAGCCCAACATCCTGCCGTCCGGCCTGAAGTCCAACGGCGCCACGGTGAAGGTGGACGGGCTGCCCGCGTCCTTCCGGGACCTGATCAGGTTCGACTCACCGAACCCGGCCGTGCTCGAAGCTGGCCGCCGGGCCATCCAGCGGGCGCTACTCCTGGATGCTGCCGCCCGGATGTACGCCGATGACCCGCAGGCCAAGGAGTTCTTCACGGCCGCCGACGGGATCGACCCGGACGAGGAAGAAGAGATCGAGGAGTTCTTGGCCTCGTGGCGCGACGCGCGCAAGTCGCGCTCCACCGCCTACGTGCCGTCGAAGTACGAGTACCACCAGTCGTCCGTGATCAGCCCCGCTGAGATGCAACTCTCAGAACTCCAGAAGTCGGCCGGGCTGGACATCGCGAACGCGCTCGGGATCGACCCCGAAGACCTCGGGATCTCCACCACCAGCCGCACCTACGCGAACGCCGTGGACCGCAGGCGCGACCGCATCAACGATGTCCTCGCGCCCTACATGCGCGCGATCACTGACCGTCTGTCCATGGGGGACGTCACCAAGCGTGGGTACTACGTGGCGTTCAACCTGGACGACTACATGAAGGCCAACCCGACGGAGCGGTGGGCGAACTACAAGACAGCACAGGAGATCGGCGTCATGGACGCACCAGAGATCAGGGAAACCGAAGGACTCCCGCCTGCCGCCTCCACCCCCGCCGGTGGCGAGACGGGAGGGACGGTCACGGCGCTGCCGACGGACGGCGCCGTGGCCGCATCCCGGCGCCGGGCGCACTCGTTCGGGGACGCCCCGTCCGAGCACACGTTCACGTTCGACACGTCGGCCGGGCACACGTTCAGCGTGGACCAGGAGTCCCGGACCATCACCGGCCTGGCGCTGCCCTACGGCGCCGTGGCGCACCAGTACTGGGGCAAGGTCCGGTTCCGCAAGGGCGCCTTGCAGTACAGCGAGGTGTCTCGCGTGAAGCACTTCATGGACCACTACCGGCCCGTGGGGAAGGCGCTGGACATCAAGGACTCGGACGGTGGCCTCACGGTCAAGCTGTCTGTCGCAAAGGGACAGACCGGTGACGAGTTGCTCGGGCTGGCCGCCGACGGCGTGTACGACGGGCTGTCCGTCGGCGTGGACTTCTCCGTGAACCCCGAGGACGGGGACGTGGAGCTGGCCGATGACGGCGTGTACGAGGTCGTCCGTGCCGACCTCCGGGAGGTCAGCACCACCGCAATGCCCGCGTTCGACGATGCTCGCGTGACCAAGGTGGCCGCGAGTCGTACAGGAAGGAACACCACCATGAAGTGCGCCACCTGCGGCACCGACCACGCGCCGAACGTGGCGTGCCCGACCACGCCCCCGGCCGTCACGCCCCCGGCCAAGGACGGGGAATTCAGCGCGGAGGAGCGCCAGCGCTTCCACGACCTGGCGAAGCTGTTCGGCATGGACGTGACCCTGCCGGAGGAGAAGCCCAACGGTCCGTCCACTGTGGACCCGACCACCTTCGGGCGCCCGACCACGAAGGTGAACGAGGCGGCCCCGTACCGGTTCGACCGGAAGGGCAACCTGACCACCGGCACCCACGAGTTCAGCACGGACCTGTTCGCCCTGAAGAAGGGCGACGTGGCCGCCACGGACCGCGTGACCGAGTTCGTCAAGGCGCAGTTCGCCATCGCGACCGGCGACGTGAACGAGCTGAACCCGACCACCAACCGGCCGGACATGTACGTGGACCAGCGCGAGTACCGCTACCCCATCTGGGACTCGATCAACAAGGGCACGCTGGCCAACATCACCCCGTTCTTCTTCCCGAAGTTCTCCAGCGCGTCCGGCCTGGTGGGCAACCACACCGAGGGCGTGGAGCCGACGCCGGGCACGTTCGTGACCACCAACCAGACCGTCACGCCCACCGCGATCAGCGGCAAGGCGGAGATCAACCGCGAGGTGTGGGACCAGGGCGGCAGCCCGGCCGTCTCGAACCTGATCTGGCGCAAGATGCTTCAGGGCTGGTACGAGGCGCTGGAGGCGTTCGCGGTGTCCATCCTGGACGCGGCCAGCCCCACGCAGATCACCCTCACCACGGCGGCGGCCGATGACGCCCTGGTGGACGAACTCACCGAGGCGCTGGCCCTGCTCCAGTTCGTGCGCGGTGGCTTCTCGATGGACAACGCGTTCACGCAGGTGGACCTCTACAAGGCGCTGGTGGCGGCCAAGGCGACCGACGGCCGCAAGCTCCTGCCCGCGCTGAGCCCGGCGAACGCCGACGGCACGGCCCGGACCCGCTGGCAGGGTCTGGACGTGAACGGCACGGCCTTCCTTCCCGCGTGGGCACTGGCCGCCACCGGCACCGTGGCCGCCAGCTCGTACCTGTTCGACTCCGAGTCCGTGTGGGGATGGGCGTCGGCGCCGCAGCGGATCGACATCGAGTACCAGGTGAAGTCCCGTTCCTCCCACGCGATGCGGCCTGTTTTCGCCTCGAAGCAATGGGCGATGCCGGAATCGCTCACCACCAGGCACCAGTCCCCTTCCGCAATGGGCGAAGGCACATAGGCCGCGCCTTGATGGGTCCGCCACGCGATCTGGCTGTCAGTCACGTTACCAGTCCCGTCCGGTTTGATCGCCAGGATGTGGTGCTCGGGAAAACCGGCGGTCAGGAACAAATACCCGGCGCGCTCATTGTACACGAGCGACGCCACGAATTGCTCGGTCGGCCCGTCCATCATCCAGATCAACGCGCCATCATTGGGATCATAGCTGGCGGTGCATTTCGAGCCCGCCACCACCATCTGCGTCCTGCCCGCCAGTTCACGAATGAGC